GAGCGTGACGCTGCTACCAAGGCTCAGCTTGCTTCTTCGCGGGCATTTGGCAACGAACGTCGTGGCGTATATGAAGCGCAGCTTGCAGGCGAAGAGGATTTGAATACGGCTCAAACGCTGGCGAACCTGTATAATCAGGGGTACACGCAAGCCGCTGGGCTTGCACAAAATCTGCCGGGCCAGCAGCTTGCGGGTGCATCCGCTCTTGCAGGCTACGGCCAACAGGCTCTTGGTAATCAGCAAGCTTACGCTGCAATGCTTCAAGGCGCAGGTCAAGCACAGCGCGGCATGGCTCAGCAGAACCTTGATGTTGCGTATCAGGACTTCCTTGCTCAGCGTGGCTTCCCGCAGCAGCAGCTTCAGACTTTGCTCATGGGTTCGCAGGGTCTTCCGTCCCCAGTCACGCAGACGACAACCGCACCCGGCCAGTCAACGCTCGGCCAAGTTGGTACGGCTGCGTCCGCGATTGGTACTATCCTTGATCTATTTAAGTAAAAAGGGTTAATTAAATGGCGACCCCGATGGAAACCTTGCTGCAATCATTGGTCCCGAACCGCACTCCTCCGGGTGACATGGGACGTTCTGTTGGCGCTATGCCCACTATCGCTCCGCAAACTGTTGCGCCCGCAGCCGCACAGCCGCAGCTTTCGCCGACGGCAAAGTACATTGCGGATATGCAGGCTCTTATGGGCGGTGGCATTGGCAAGTTATCGACTGGCGAAAAGATCAGCGCGCTTGGCCAAGTACTTCAAGCCGCTGGTAGCCGTGGTGCGGCTGATCCGGCCGCTGTTCTTCAGGGCGTGCGCAAGCAGCAGATGGATAAGCTGAACGCTCAGTATCAGATTGCGCAGATGCAGCAGGCGCGTAAACAGGCGGAGCAGCAGGCGCAGCTTAAAGCCGAATATATCGCCCAGCTTCAGCAAACAAATCCACAACTCGCTCGTGCCATTCAGTTAATGAGTGCTGATGATTTTGCCAAACTTGTTATTGAGCAAAACAAGGCTCAGGCCCCAACACGGCTTGCGTTTGATCCGCTTGGGCGTCCTCGTGACCCGTTCACTGGAGCAGTCGTCAATCCATCTGCTCGATTACAAAATTTGGTCACAGTGTCAAGTGATGAACAATATGACGCGCTTCCATCTGGAACGCAGTTTGTTGATCCTGACGGCAATATTCGGAGGAAACCATAATGGGATGGCGTGACGCACCGATTGTAAAAGGCGCTCCTGAAGCCCTTCAGCAGCCAGTAAAGCCGACAGAAACTCCCGGTTTTCGTGGAGCGGTAGCTGGCGCTGAAACTGCTGCTACCGAGACGGTTAGGGCCGGGTTGAGGCCCGGCACAGAAGCCGCGACTGCTTCTGCAACCGCACCCGTTCCTACTCAGGCAATATACCAAGATTTGACTGCTGCAAAATCGCAAGTACGCAGCGTCGAAAAGCAGCTTAACCGCGTAGAGCAGATTTATAATCGTTCGCTGAAAGGTGTTGAGCCTTGGCGGGTAGTGCGGGAATATTTCCCAAGCATAGCCCCCACGTCGTCTGTTAGTAAAGATGTAGGCCGGTTTAATGTTGCGGCAAGTCAGTTGTATTCTCTTGCGTCACAGATTACTCGTGTTCCGGGTGAAGGCGCGCAAGACATGCGTGAGTTCCAGCAGAAGTTGGAAGCCTTTAAGCCAAGTTCTAACGATAGCGACTCAAAAATCGAAGAAAAAATGCGCGGGATGCGTTCATTAATGAATGAGCGCGGTGCGTTTCTTGATGCTCGTATCTCTGAAGTACGGCCGCCTAAGTCTCCAGCTATGCGCGCCGCGCAGGCAGCTATTCTCCCCAAACCTACAAAGACTCTTACATACGACGCCCAAGGGAACCGAATAAAATGAGCATTAAGGCCGTATCGGCAGATGGGGTAACCCATGAATTCCCAGATGGAACGTCGCAAGAAGTAATTGACGCGGCTATGAAGTCGTATGCTCGTTCTAGGCCGGTAGCGGAACGGCCACCGGCTCCCGGTGCTTTGGGCACAATTGCTGATATTGTTGAAGGACTTTATCTCGGCGCTAGGCAGCCTTTGGACACTGCCGCTATGCGGCTTGAACAAGCGTTTCCTTCAGTAAGTCGTTTTGGTGCAAACTTAGGATTTGCTCCGTCTGCGTCTGATATATTAGCCCAGCAGAACATTCTGCGCGCACAGTCCCCCGCGAAAGTATCGCAAATTGTGGGCAATGTAGCTGGTGTAACTCCTTTTCTTGTGGCCGGAGGCGGCTCTGTGGCTCCCGCTACTTTTGGTGGGTCTGCGGTATCGGGCGGCGCGACTAGTGCGCTTCTTTCGCAAGCACAGACGCCTACCGAGTTTGCGGGAGAAACTGCTACTGGAGCGGGCCTTGGCGTTGTCGGTAAGGGTGTCGGCGATGTTGTCGGAGGGGTTATCGCCCCGAAGGTATCGGAAGGTATCCGCACGCTTTCTGATCTCGGTGTTCGTCTTACGCCGGGTGCTATTCTCGGAGCCGCCGATACTGCGGTTGGCCGAGCCGCAAATATGGCGGAAACGGCCCTTACTTCAATCCCCGGTCTTGGCGCGCTTATCAGCCAAGCTCGCGGTACGGTTCCAGAAGATTTTGAAAAGGCGGCGGTGACTAAACTTGCCGATTTCATTGATGTAAAACTTCCCAGCAACCTATCGGGAGATAGGGCTGTTAGTTGGGTGAAGAAAAGTATTTCCGATAAGTTCAATGCTCTTGTGCCAAATTTAGATATGACGTTGCCGAGTAACTGGCAAAATGATACTCTTGATATTTTTAGTAATTTGAATGTCCCAGCCAGCCGTAAGGGTTTGCTGGACGATTTCCTGTCTACGGTAACGCAAAACGTAGAGGCAGTAGCCGATAATATGGGCCGTATCTCTGGCCGTAATCTACAGAACGCACTTAGCGGCCTTTCAGATACCGCTCGTACTTTTATGAAGTCTAGCGATGGGTTTGAACGTCGTGTCGGTTCAGGTTTGGCGCAGGTCCGTAGTTGGATGCTCGACACTTTAGCCGAACAAAATCCGGCTCAGGCGGAGGAACTTCTCCGTCTTAATAAAGCGTGGAACGCTCAGACAGTTCTGGATAAAGCTGTTGGATACGCCGATAATACGGTTAGCCCTACAAGTCTTACCCGCGCAGTTAAGTCCCTTGGTGGCGGCAAAATAGGCGGGTTCTACGAAGACCTTGCACGGGCCGGTATGGAATTGCCCAAGGGCCTCGCCGAAAGCGGCACTTTTACCCGTGCGGCCACCGCGCAAGCACTTGGCCTTATTGGGGCCGGGGCCGGTGGGACGTATCTGGCGCAGCAAGAAGGCGCTGTTCCGTATGAATTGCCGGTATCTACGTTGGCCACACTGGCCGCGTTGTATACCCCGCAAGGACGGCAGAGTTTGCAATACCTTATGACTCGTGAAGCAGGCCCCGCAGCGCAGCAATTGGCTAATATGGCTCGGATTGGTCTGAGTCCGGCAACTGCTGCGGCTGCCGCTACAGAACCTGTGATTAAACCTCCGCTCCAGCCATCAAGTGATATGCTTCAGAGATTTCGTGATGAAGCGCCAAAGGGAGAGGTCTTGATAGACGTACAGTCTGATGAGATGGGTGGCTTTGCACCTATCTACGGTGAAAAGCGATCTTTTGGTAAGGGAATTTGAGGTATTTATGCCAAAAAGCTATACCAATTATGTAGATGAGATGGCCGACAAGTACGGCGTTCCGCGCTCGCATGTTCGTGCCATATACGAGAATGAAACCGCCAGCGGTAAAAATGTTCGTTCTTCCTCGGCGGGGGCGCAGGGTCATATGCAGCTTATGCCCGGCACCGCGAAAGAGATGGGCGTTGCGGATATAGCCGATCCGTATCAAAATATTGAAGGCGGTGTTAAATACTACGCAAAGATGCTGAAGAAATTTGGTGATCCCGTAATCGCTGCCGCTGCGTATAACGCCGGTCCGGGAAGTGTTCGCAAGTACGGCGGTGTACCACCATTCGCTGAAACAAAAAATTATGTCCGTAAATTCGTAAAACTTGTTGGTGCGCAAGACCTAATGGGCGAGCCGGATACCGAGATAGCCATGTCTCCGAAGAAAGAAGCGACGCCTAAAGTCGCTATGGCTGCGGCTCCTGTTTCGCTGTCTCCGAAGGCTTCGCCAGAAGATGTCGATCAACAATTCTTCGCTATTATGTCAACTCTCGGCAAACGCGCAAAGAAAACTAAGCGTGATAAGTTAATCGGACTTCTCTCTGGGATTTAGTAATGGCCAAGAAGAGTAGCGTTAAAGATATGAAATGGACGCCGCAGCCGAAAGCGAAACGTCGCCACAAACCCGACGGGCTTCGCCATCGTAAGTCTTTGGGGCCACGCAGTCACTTGCGAACTAGCTTCTAATACTGTACACATCGCCCATGAAGTTCATGGGCATTGATCCCGGCGCGTTCGGGGCTGTCGCTATTCTGGATAAGGATAGCCGAGAACTTGTCATCATCGACATGCCTACCTTAAAGGTCAAGCGCGGGCCGCGTGTCGTCAATCAGGTTGACGCGCACATGCTGGCCGATGCTTTGCGCGGTCACGTCACCGCCGATACTTCCGCTCTTATTGAGAAGGTTCACGCCATGCCCGGCCAAGGTGTGTCTTCGATGTTCAGCTTTGGCCGTGCCGCCGGTATCGTCGAAGGTGTTCTTGCCGGCCTGTCTGTATCTTTTGAGTTGATACCGCCTGCGACTTGGATTAAGTCTATGCGCACGTTTGGAGGGAAGGACGGTAGTCGGCAGCGGGCGCAAGAGTTGTTCCCGGATTACGCCCATCTCTTCGCACGGAAAAAGGACGACGGCAGGGCCGAAGCTGCGCTTCTTGCTTGCTACGCCGCTGAGAGGGAACAACATGAACCACCTATTCGATTACCAAAAAGTCGGCGCAGACTTTCTCTGTAAGAACCCGGCTGCATTCCTTGCCGATGAGCAGGGCCTTGGCAAAACACTTCAAGTTATCGCGGCCTGTGATACGCTCGGCCTGACAAAGGTCGTCGTGATATGCCCCGCTATCGCCAAGATTAACTGGCGCCGTGAGTTCGAGCGATGGGGAACCGTCGAGCGCGAAGTGAAAGTCTTTAGCTACGATAAGATCACGCAATCGAAGGAGGTGCGGAATGAGATTGCAAAGTTTGAGCCAGACGTTCTTGTCTTGGATGAAGCGCATTATCTGCGCAACCGTACTGCTAAGCGCACAAAGTATATCTACGGTCAGTATTGTCGTGGCGATGGTCTTGTTAAGTTTGCTGATCGTATTTGGTTGCTTAGCGGTACTCCCCTTCCTTCTAATGTCAGCGATCTGTGGACACATCTCAAAGCGATTTGGCAGTACCCTTTAAACTTCACTGACTTTACATTGTATTTTTGTAAAACTTGGAACGGTAAGTTCGGCTTGCAAATTCTTGGGAACAAGTCGGAACGCATGGCTGAGTTTAAGACCGTGTTAAAATCAATGATGCTCCGCCGTAAATCCGAAATTGTGTTGAAGGATTTACCACCCATCTGGTGGCAGGATACTTCGATAGAAGTAGCTAACTGGAGCGATACTAAGCACATTGAAGACCCGCGAGAGAAGGAGGCCGTTGACGCCATCCTCGCTAACGCCCTGACAAATGAAGATTTGTCTGAAAAGATAGGCGGCATCGCCCCGCATATCGCGTCACTTCGTCGGCTGACTGGTGTAGCCAAGGCAGCGCCCATTGCCACACAGATAGCTGGCGAGTTGGCCGATGATGCCTACGACAAGATTGTAATCTTCGCCTATCACACCGATGCGATCCAGACGCTTTACGATAAGCTGAAAGATTTCAACCCTGTCGTTGTTGCAGGCGGTATGCCAACGGCTGAGCGCCAAGCGGCGATTGATAACTTCCAAACCGATCCGAAGGTGCGCGTATTCATCGGCCAAATCACGGCCTGCTCGACAGCCATTACCTTAACCGCCGCAAATCAGGTGGCGTTTGTCGAGATGGATTGGCTGAACTCTACTAACGCACAAGCCGCCAAGCGTTGCCATAGGATCGGCCAGCTAAAGCCAGTGATCGTTCGCGTGTTCTCGTTAGCAAATTCGGTAGACGAACACGTCAACAAGATACTTGCGCGTAAAGCCCAGATGATTTCGGAGGCTTTAGACTAGCCTAGCGAACTCTCGATGTAAGTCTTTAGCCGCAGCGCAATACGCCGCATGCGCTTTTTCTGGTGTATCATGCCTACCAAGATTGAACCACTTACCTTTGTGCTTTATTTTCGACACCCATTTATTTCGTCGGATATCGTAGGACACGCCCTTAAAGCCGGATGAGTTAGAAGAGTTTACTCGGCGGTTGCAATTGTTTTGCGCGTAAGACGCGACCCTTAAATTGACTATCCGGTTATCGGAAGGAACACCGTTGATATGATCTATTAGACTTTCGGGCCACACTCCGTGGTGTAACAGCCACGCTACTCTATGCGCTCGGTATAGTCTGTAGTTTACTCGAACAACAAGGTAGCCATGCTTGTCCCGACAAGAGACAAGTTTCCTTCCGCGAATGCGCCACCGCAGGTCGCCTGTATCTCGATCATAATCAAAAAGTTGACGAGCTTCTTCAGCCGTAATAAGGTCTTTGTGCATTAGCTGCTCCTTCTAAGCAGTTAAATGAAGGGGCCGGGGAGACTTCAAAATCCCCGGCCCCAACATCTTACGACATTACTTGCGTAACGTCAAATCACAAAAGGTCATCCAAATCTGAGATGTCTGCGGACGGACGCTCCGTCGCAGTGAACTCGTCCGCTGCGGACAGACGGCCGTCCATACGTTGGCCATCACCCACCTTCTGAAGATTGCCCAATGAGAAGGCAACGCCGTTGTTGCCGTTCACGCTGTACGCGTAAGCGCGCAGCGAGGCGCGAACCTTTGCACCCGGATAGATTTCCTTGGGATCAGTAATCGGAGCAGGTTTGCCATTCTCGCCAGCAAACTTGCTGACAACACCGGGGGCTTGCTTCGACTTGACGTTCATGAAGACCGACCCTTCAGGGTAGCCCTTCTCTTCGCCATCGTTGCGGAAAGGCATACGGATTTTGCCGCCTTCCATCAACGCCTTGGTCTTGTCTCCCCACTTCTCCTTGGCCACAGCGGCCGCAGTCGCCTTCAGTTCGGACATGTCAGTCCCATCAAGGAATACAAGGCAGCAAGAATAAACTGGCTCGCTTGCACCCGGAGGGGTCTGTGGTTCGAACACATGTGGGTAGGAGATAACGGCTTCAGGTGTAATAACTTTTGACATCGGTGTTTCCTTATTCAACGGTAAAGTCGTCTGCTGCCAACGAGGCAACAGCCGGACGGTTATCTGTATCAGCGACCATTGATGTGCCGGATGATACGGCTATGACGAGCGAGGTCGGCAGGTTCTTCTTGCCTACAACACGCTCTATCTGCGGTGGCGACTTCAACTTCTTTTCGTAGATGTCGTCGTCATCGAGACCTTCTTGTGTGGCCCAAGCCACAAATTCTTCTTCAACACGCCAGCGGCGGGTCGGTCGTTTCTCGACTAGCTTGTAGCCGGGAAGTGCACCGCCAGTTTCCAACAGAGTGTTGGCGTGGCGACGCAAGGACTTGATCCACTCTTCGATCAGCGGAACCCTTTCCAGATAGTCCGCGACTTCCTGTGGGGTTAGGTCGTTAACGGTTCGTACTGTGCCGAACTCGTCTTGTGCAACCTCAAGGGCGTTGTTGCGCAGGGCTGAACAAGTCCCCGCCGCAAGGCAGAACTTGCAATGCTCACCCGAAATGCGCGGTGCGTCTGGCTTTAGGGACGCGTACGCTGCGTCGATAAGTTCTGTGCCAAAGTCCATGATCTCGTCACGGCTGTAGCTATGCTGCCGTATCGGCCCGTCGTGGTGCATGGCGCGTGGTTGTATAACGACCGTTATAACTTTGTTGACCGGGGCCTTATCGCCGATCTCTAATATGCCTCCGAGCGCATAATATTTAAGCTGCTCGTTATCCGCTACTTCAACCGCAACGCCTTGGCCATGCTTATAGTCGAGGACGTAGAGCGTCCCGCTTTCTTTGCCATAGATGATGCAGTCAGCCGTGCCGAACATCGGCATGGGCGGATCAAGTTTGTCGAGGCTGAAGCGTTTCTCATAGCGGCATAGGCTTGGCTCCAAAGCAGCCGTTGCACGGATGTGGTCGATGTAGACCTGCACCGCACGGGCCATGTTGTCGTCAACCTTGTGGCCGTTGTGCTCTTGGCCAATGAAGGCGAAGGCATCTTCATGTTCATTGACTAAGCAGAACTCACCCAGTTCGTGCGCCGCTGTACCAAGTTCGGCGTAGGGTGAACTCTCGTTAGGGAACGGAGCCTCGGCGTTCAGTGAGCCGGGGCAGTTGATGCGGCGCTTCGCATTCGACGCGCCAAACTTAGCGTGTGCTGTCATTAATAATTCCTTTCCCGGTAACGCTGCGTATGCGTGGTCACTGGCATACTGCTGGCCCCCACCGGAACCCTATCCCCGCCAAGACGGTAAACAGCAACAAAACGGCCCACAACGCTACGACGCATACCGCCGCTAATAATTTCAAAATATTCATTTCCGATACCTCTTCCCTTCTTTGCCCTCGGCGTTGATTGGGCAGCCTTGCGCCCATGCCGGAACTTGTGTCATGATGTCAATCATTTCCTCAAGCGAACCAAAATTATCTGGCACTTCGCTAATGATTTCATCGTGTACGGACAGGATTACATTGTAGCCCTTGACTTCCAACGCCATCATGGCGGTGGCCATCATGTCACGGGCGGTCGCTTGCACCACGTTCTCCGTCAGCAGGCCACCCCAGATTATCTGGGACACCCACTGACGCGTCACGCTATTCAACGTATCGACTTGCGCTGTATCTCTCATCGCCCCCCAAGGGGTTTCACGCTGAATGATGCGCGGATTGTGGTACGTAAGCGACCGCCCGCTAGGTAGGGGAAGCGGAACCGTCCCAACACGGCCTGCTCCCTTCACCGTCTCTATAAATTCCTGTTCGATGTCACGCCAGTACTGCGCAATCCTGTTGTTCTTCTCACGGTAGACAGCCACGATGCGCTTAGCTTCGTCCTCGTCTACCTTTATGCCCATCGTGGCGCACTGCTCGGCAAAGCGTTTGCCCCCCATGCCGTAGCCGCAACCCAAGATTGCCATCTTACCAACCTGCCGTTGATTGTCGCTGATGTCTTCCGGCTTTACGTTGTAGATTGCCGATGCCATCAATTTATACGGTTCAATAGAGATGTCTTCTTTTTGAACTCCCATAGCAATCTCCCTATCGTATTGATTGAACGTCTCAACGAGATCGCTCTGCCCTGCTACCCACGCAAGAACGCGGGCTTCAATCGCCGAATAGTCGGCGAACATAAGCCGATGGCCATCCTCGGCGACCAACATCGAACGCAACAGGTCGGACGCCAGAACCGTTCCAGCCCCATGCTCCGACACATCCTTATCCGATTTGAGTTTGGCGATGATCTCGTCCAACTCGTCTTGTTTCTTTTGCGGACGCGGGAAGTTCTGCGGCTGCACCAGCTTGCCCGACCACCGGCCAGTTGCAGCGCCATGATAAACAAGAAGACCGCGCATCCGTCCGTCCGCGTTGACTGCGTGCAGCATCGCGTCGTACTTGGCTGTGCTGGACTTGGCTCCGTTCTGCCGAAGCGTAAGGACTTGCCGGATAACTGGGTGCAGTTTGTCATGCGCCAACAGCCGAGCAACCGTCTGCTTGTCAACAGACTTGGTAGCAATCCCGTGGCTGTTAAGCCAAGCAACTAAGTCCATAGCATTTGTTGCGGCTTTGACTTGGCCTTTAGTTAGTCGCTGAATTTCCGCGTCAATTTCTATGGTGGCGTTTCCAGCTAGTGCCTTGACGCGGTGCACTAGGTCAACATCGAGGGCCACGCCTCGGTCGTTGATGCGCTGGTCGAGTTGATAGAGACGGCGCTCACTGTCAGGCATTTCGTTCAAGACTTCCGCGACGGACATTTCGGTGCGGACATCTTGTTTATTATATTCAATAAGAGCCGCTAATTTATCGGGTGTGCCCCACCATGTGTAGCTGCCGTCGGCGTTCACCTTACGTGGCCGTGCCATCCGGAGCATAAGGGCCGCGCCAGTCTTGTCCTTCTGTTCTTCGACGCCAAGGACCGCAGCCGCTTGGCCTAGTGCACGAGGCAGCCCCATCGCGCTGGCCTGCGCCATCGTGCAACGCCATTGCTTGATGCGGGTGGCGGGCCACTGATAACGGCCAACCATAATCTCGTTCCAGATTGTGCGTTCGAACTGACTATTCCAAGCAGACAATAGACCGCCTGCTAAAATCCAATCTTCGAGGTGGGCATCTACCTCATCGCCCGGCGACCATACCTGCACGTCGTCAGACCACGGCGCTTTGTATGCCATGCACCAGATGTCAGTCGATGGATCAGAAGCGTACTTATATACGCCCGTCTTGCGGAGATCGACGGCGCTTCTTGTTTCGAAGTCGCAAAAAACTATATTGTGGGCCAACTTATCTCTCCCGTTTAGTTGTATTTTTCCGTTTTGTATGCCAATGCCTCCCCGCGTAAGTGTGCTCACTGTGGCAATTAGCGCATAAGACTTCACACTTAGCTATCTCCGCAGTAATCTTACCCCATGCAGTCTTTGTGTCTTGGCTTATATTAAATTTTTTATCACCAGAAATATGGTTAAATTGAAGGGCTTCGGCGCTGCCTTTGTACCCGCAAACACGACAACCTCTTTCTAATTTTATGGCGTTGATCATATCCCGTCTTTTTCGCTGAAACTCTCTCGTGCGGATTTGTTTGCTCGGAGAGTTGTTCCTGCATTTTGAAGAGCAGTACTTTGCACGCGCATCTTTTGGTTCAAAAATAACCAAGCAAGTTAAACAGGAACGACTTTCATACCCCATATTTATTCACTTCCTACACCACATATGTGAGCATATAAGCGCGGTTATATAGCGCCGTCAACAAAAAAAAGTTCTTGCATTCGATATTCAAACTGTGCCACCCAAGAAGGGTAACAACAAATGAGGGAGTTTATGTCTAACAGTTTTACCCCGTGGCGGGCCGAAGAGGACGCCATACTAACGGAACTTTACCATAAAAATCTGACGTACGCGCAGATCGCCGAGGTGCTTGACCGTTCAGCCGACGCCATTGATACTCGGCGTAGGAAGATAGGGCTGAAGCGGGAGTTCGTTTCTCATAAATCGCCACCTCCGGATGATCTAAGGGAGTTGGCCCGTACTATGAATGTGTCGCAACTCGTTAAACATTACGGTCGGATTAGGTCGGTGGTCGTTCGTTGGATGAATGAACTCCAACTTACGGAAGTCGTTGTCAGTTCAAGCGGAAGGAAGCGGTCTGTTCCGGATAACTTCTGCACGATGGCCCCGACCATGACATGCGCTCAACTTATGCGTCTATACGGCAGCGACCGTAGAACAATTAAGGGTTGGCTCAAAGAGACGGGGACCACCGCTGTATCAAAGACGGAACGGTACGCAGAAATCACTACGCGTATTTCGGTCGAGATTAAAAAAGAGGAACTGGTTGCTCGACGTGAGTTTAGTGGCCATACTAAATTGCTTGCGGCGGAGGCTGCGCAATTCCTACGTCGCACTCACCCATCGGTACATCGTGCGGATATACGGATGTATGAGCAGTCGTCCCACACATGGGGCGATGTCAAGAACGTACCCTACCGGGGCGTCAATCAGTATTTTGTTTCAGGTAAAGGCATCATGTGGATCGACGATCTCATTGCTTACGCTCAGACAAAAGGGTTTAAAATAAAGGAGTTAATTTAATGACACGTCCTACAAAAACTACCGAAGAAAAGATCACGGTAGAAAAAACGTTAGGTGTACACGAGAAGGACGCCCTTCTTGCGTGGCTTCGCTCTGGTAGAATAAGCATGTTCGAACGCGACACCCGTTGGCTGGCGGCTCGGATTGAAGAAGGAGACCATTTGAAATGATTAACAGATTAACAAGCCGGAGGTTGTCTGAAGATGAAAAGCGTGGATTGATGGAGCGCGGCGTTGTTGGCTCGAAAAATAATCGCATCTGGGTTGACCTCGCCCCCGCCGACATTGCCAAGTATGGTTTGCGTCGGATTGAGTGGCAACGATAATTTTTTACATGGGAGATACGAAATGAAACAGGTATTAGCAGCGCAACTCGCGGAATGGATCGACAACAACGCATGGGGGACAACCCGTCGGGATGGTATCAACATTTATATTGAAGGCGGGATTGATGCTTACGACCTTCTTGTATATGTGCAGTCGCTTCTGGCAAAGAGAACCACAGCGCAAATCCAAGAGGACAACTATATCTCTTACACCGGTCGTTCTGACTTGGATCGCGCCCGCATCGTTCCACTCAACGCTGTTGTTGAAGGTGCGGACTATGTATTTGTAGAGGACTAGTCATGGACAAAGTAAAATGGATTGACGACGAACAAGAAGTTGAGTTTGTTCCAATATTCATCATCGGTTTTGAAGAAGAGTTCGAACGCGGCGTAGTAATAACAACTCCCGCCTATAAACTATTGGACGAAGCCGAACCTGAGTTTGCGCTTTACGCCATCGACGCGGCGGTAGATATGTTGATGCAGAGACGCGACCAAATTGAAAAGAGGGAATTGCACTAATGAAATTTAAAACGCTGTATGAGATTGGCTTTACCGATCTCGTGTCCGTTATCCCGCCGAACGCTGAGTTGTCAGCCATGTCTAAAATCCAAGCGGATCAGGCAGGCAAAGCACCCGGTCGGCAGAATGCACAGGGCACATGGGGCGGCTACGGCTGGCAGGACTATGTGCCGACGCCGAATGATGTTGAGCGGTGGGACCGCAGCCATGCTAATATCGGCTTGAAGGCAAGCAAATATCCTGCGGTTGACATTGATGTTGTCAACGAGGGGCTGGCTCGTGTCATTGGCGATATGGCGGTGAAGGCATTGGGCAAAGCCCCGATGCGTATCGGTCGGTATCCTAAGCGGCTGTTCATGTATCGCACCGATGACAAGATCGGTCGTATGCAGGTGCGGTTCCGTGACGACCGGGGCGTCGAGCAGCTTGTAGAATTCTTAGGGGACGGGCAGCAATACGTCATCGCAGGTATTCACCCTATCACTAAGGAGCCATACAGTCTTGATGTGGACTTGGAGGCACGTGGCCCGGCTGGGTTGAAGAAGGTTACGCGGGAAAAGATTGAGCAGTTCTTTGCTGATCTGACGGAGACGTTGGAGATGATGGGCTGCGAGATTATCCACGCGGATAAGACAGCACAGAAAGCAGTCGAGCGGCAGTCCGTCGATCAGGCGTCGCTTACTGCGCCAAGCATTATCCATGTGGCTGCTGCCGTCACCGCTATCCCGAACACAACGGCAAACTTCCCTGATCGTGACGACTACATTCGCATGGGCTACGCCATCAAGGCAGCGTGCGGCCCTGATAATGAGACGGATGCGTTCGAGATTTTCGCAGGCTGGGCCGAGCGTTGGGAAGACGGCGTTAACTCGCTCGACACTATCGAAGCAGACTTTGGCCGTATGCACCCGCCCTATGAGTTGGGTTGGGACTGGCTGGCGGATAAGGCTGCGGGCTTTGGCTATAAGCGCGAGGTCGATGAGTTCGATGTGTCGGATTTCAGCGACGAAGACTTCGGCGTGGTGGCTTCCGCAGGCGAGACACCGATTGAGTACAGTGACATCGCATTGGCGCAGCGCGTTGCTCGGCTACACGTTTCGGATATCCGATACGTTGTGGGCGGCATGGGCTGGGTGGCATGGGATGGAAACAAGTGGGCGTTGGATGTGGCGAAGAAGCACCTGTCCATTGTCCGCAAGGTTTGCGCGCAAGCATCCGCCGAGGCGTTGCAGAACATTGACAGCGTGCCGAAGGGTGAGCGTATCGCGCAGCGTGTGGCGTCGTACAATGTAATCGCAAACGTGGCCAAGCTGGCGGCAGTTGAACCCACCATGCAGGCGACCACCGAGCAGCTAGACGCGGACATCTATATCCTCAACACCCGGTCGGGGATGGTGGACCTGAAGACGGGGGTCTTGTTTGCGCATGATCGTTCTCGCATGTGCACAAAATGCACATCGGTCGAGGCGGACTTCAGCAAGCCAGCCCCGCAATGGCAGGCGTTCCTCAATGAGGCGTGCAACGGTGACGCTCAGATGATCTCTTACCTTCAAAGGTTGGCTGGCTATTCGGCTACGGGTAGTACCAAAGAGCATGTGCTTGCCTTCGCGCACGGGTCCGGCGGCAATGGCAAAGGGACGTTCCTTGGAGCGATAGGCAACATCCTTGGCGATTATGCCACCGTGGCCAGTGCTGACGTATTCTTGGCGTCAAACAATCAGCGGCATCCCACAGAGTTGGCGTCGTTGATGGGTGCAAGGCTTGTGCACGCGCAGGAAATTGACCCGTCGCGCAAGTGGGACGAAGCCAAGGTCAAGGCGCTGACTGGCGGGGATAAGATCAGTGCGCGCTTCATGCGGCAGGATAACTTTGAGTTCAGTCCGCAGTTTACGCTGATTATCGCGGGCAATACGAAGCCAGAGATTACTAACGTTGACGATGCTATGCGTCGGCGTATGCACCTCATCCCGTTCGAGACCAAGCCACTCGTCAAGGACATGGACCTTCCCGATAAGCTGAAGGAAGAATACCCCGCCATTTTGGCGTGGGTTATCGAAGGCGCGAAGGCTTGGCTGGAACAGGGATTGAACCCACCGCAGGCAGTAATCCAAGCTACCGAAGAATATCTCGCGGGAGAAGACGCCTTAGCCCGCTGGATCAGTGAGCGCTGCGTTGCTGGCGTGGACAATGAGATGGGTACGACCGAAGCATTCAATGACTTCCGTGACTGGTGCAAGGATAACAATGAAGCCAAGGGGAAGGAATGGTCCCAGCGTAAGTTTACCGCAGAGATGAAGACGCATAGCTATGAACCCACAAAAGACCGGGCGACACGTACGAAGCGTGTGTTCCGTGGTCTTGAACTTCTCATAGGCGATGAGGACTATATGGTTATCAACGCCATGATTGACGAACAGTCCGACGATTTCTTCGGCGTTCAGATTAACTTCAAGGCAGGCGATGGAGACGAGTGATGTATGGGAATGATTTTATGCGATACAAAGAGATTAGGGATGCGCTGATTGAGGAACAGCTTGGCGGAGAGATAGTCGATGTGGTCAATAGCCCTCCGCACTATACGGCGGGAGGGATTGAAGCGATTGACGCCATTGAGGCCGCGCTAAGCGACGAAGGCTTTCGCGGCGCGTTGAAAGCAAATGTCCTCAAATATCTCTGGCGTTATGAGAAGAAAGCCGATCCTATTTCGGACCTTCGCAAAGCGTCGTGGTATCTCGACCGGCTCATAGCTGCGCAGGAAAAGATACGCACTTGATGTCCAGATGCGCACCTAAATGTTGGCGCTGTTGAAAAATAGGTTTACGCTAACGTAAAGTAGATTGAGGGGGCTTCGGTCCCCTTTTTTTAATTCGGGGACACCTACGAGGAGTTTGGGGACACTTCGGGGACACTTTGGGGACAGATAAATATGAGGACTTCTGCGGCTCGGGACGCTCGGGACACCTAATTCTAAGTTAATCCGCTCTTATGACAGTAACAGTGTTACCCATGTACATTTTACAATGTTACTTACATAGGCCAAGTCATAGCCGTTTGTAGGTGTCCCGAGCGTCCCGAGCCGCCTGAGAGCTGGGTTTTTGCTGTCCCCGAATTGTCCCCGAAGTGTCCCGAACTTTTCAATACTGTCCCGAACCGCAGTTTTCCGTTAATCGTCGTCAAACACCCCCGGCAAGTCGTCCGCATCAAGGTTATGAGAGCCGACTTGCTTGGGTGGTGTGATGTCGATGGTGACTTCTTGGTCTATGGCTTCATGTGGATTTGACGACGCCAAGTTTAGCTGGCGCAGTGCATCAAGATGAAGTTGGTTCACGTTGACTTGGACCGCTGCGGTCGGCTTGGCTTGGAACTTCTCCGGAGCAGCAACACCGGCCAGCCATTTGCGCGTTTCAATCTTGAGCCTGTCGGCATTGGCCGATACGTTGTCCGAAGCATCGGCAATGTCGAGGCACTCGTCCGCCCATTGATCCGCCGCGATTGTCCGGGCCTGCTTGAACCGCTCCTCCCTGTCTGGGTCTTTGCGTATCCAATGATAGAGGGATAGGTTGCTAATGTTGAGTTCACGAGCAAGGCCAGCCATCGTCATGCCGGAAGCAATCTTTTCCAGCAAAACAGTCTCGCCGACCTTATCCAAGTTTGATGCAATCGTGCGTCGTTTAATATGTCCAGCCATGTCTTATCCTTTAAATAGTCCTATAAGCCCATATAAAGCCCATAGAGAGGCATACAGGGCGATTGCTAGGTTACGGTCCCAATTGTAGCTATGCACGCTCCAGACCCCTTAGAAACGTCTCTAAGAGGATAGAGACGGGAGCGGGCACTGAACGGCCACCTTGCTCATAGTATCTTATCGACCGTTCGGACAGCCCGATCTTGCGAGCGAGATGCCCTTGCGTCATGTTTAGCTTCTCGCGTGTTGCTTTAAATTCTTCACTTGTCATTTGCTTTGTTCCTTTACCGCACGAACAATCTCAATTGCCCGCGCCGATGTAATGCTTTTCCATTCGCACCATGCACCACATCCGCACTCACGTTCTTCCAACGCAGCGCAGTCGCATTTCATGGCGTCGGCCTCTAGCGCCTTGGCGGCGGCTTCGAGACCAGCTTCATAACCTGACTGCCATTCGGCTGCTGGGTCTATCATTGCCCCTTCTCCCGTATCTCCAGCCCACGCGCTTCTAGTGCGGCGCGGAGGTCGTTCGCATGATCTTCATTGGTTCCGGTTTTCATGCCGAACCAGTCTTTCATCACCTCAACCAGCGGGTCAGGCTTGGGCTTGGGGATGATGAGACGTTTAAATTTGTGCACCCACGGCGCTATCACAAACCCTTCGTCTAGAAATGCCCGCACAATATCGCTTACCTCTTGTTTAAAGGCTTCGTGTTGTTCAATGGCGCGGAGCAGGGCAAGCGTAACTATATCACCTTTGCCAAATAGTGCGGCGCAATCAATCGGTGAACCGCCACTTTCGGCAAACAACTCGTTCACCAGCGCCAAGGCTTTGGCTTTAACGCTATCGCCCAAGGGCTGACCACCGGAGCGGCTCCCGTCGGCGTGGATTTTGCCGTATCTATCGTCTGTCATTTCAACAACCCCCGTGCGACGCAGGCTTGGCGCAGATGCTCCGGCCTAAAGCCCCATATTCTGTAGTGATTGCTGTATGTCTGGCAGACAAGCGACAGATGCCGTTCGTGCTGTTTCAATTCAGCTTTGAGCCGTTCGTGCTTTTCGATGGCGCGGGCGGCTACCCGTAGCAAATCCAATTCAGGATCAATGTCTTTCTCATCATCATCGACAGATGGATCAATCACTTTAATTTCAAACATGGTTTAGTTCCCTTCGTTATTGTTGTGGTTAATGAACGCGATCCCAGCCAACATGCAAACAACCCATATCATCGCGAATACGTTAAACGGTATATATTGTGATAAATCAAAAGCCATTGTTAATCTCCCTTTCGCTGTTGATGGACATTGAATAGGAACAACGTTCCGGTTGGTCAATCAACTCAATTGAAAACAATTGTCAACAATCAAATCACATCGCAATGTGATTACGTTGCCTTCGTAATATAATATGGCAGGCACGATGTGCCGCTTTAACAAGGGAAAGAGGCATCGCCGCGCTTCGCTTTTTGTGCGCCTCCGACACCATTTGGTCCAGCACTAATACACTGTTACACTCTGTAACCCGCAGAAATACGTGCCTTTTTACGTATAGGGGGGTGGTAGGCATTTAAAATATACCCCCCCCGCC